ATTGGTAAAGTCGTTCCTGCTGGAACTGCAGTGAAAGTGGTGGTTGTTCCGGATGCATCATCTGCCATCTCGACAACTAAGTTACCTGCGGAACCGACGTATACAGCACGTGTTGTAAATGCAAGGTTAGCACTTTCATTCGATGTAATGGCAAACCCTTTTGTAGCAGGACCCTCGAATGTTGCGGGAAAGAATCGGAATTTATCTGTTTGATCTGGCATCTGTCACTCCTTAGGCCGCTGCTTTCGCAAAGTCAACCATCGCATCGAAAGATTTCTTATCCTTCATTGCTTCGGTTTCCATCTTTTTGCGATTGCCCGGATTTAATTGTTTCATGGCATTGTTGAGAAACTTTGCCGTCTTTTCATCGATCTTAACTGTCTTACCATCCTTGAGCTTAAGCATTCCTTTCTTGAATGCTTCATCAACAAGTTCAACTTCTTCCTTCATTCTATTCTTAAAGACCTTTGCCGGCATCTGGCCGTATTTACCATCAGCATCTTTAAAATAAACTATGTCTTTCTGTCCAAGACCTTTTTTATAATTGGTCACTTTAACATTGACATGAGTATCACGACCACCGACTTGTTTACGAATCCTATAAGGCTTACCTACTTGAATGCCTTCATCGATGTAATCAGCTTCTTCCTTCATCAGTTTATTAAAATTCTTTTTGAGATATGCATTCGCTGAGGCCATATCTTTGAAGCTTTTAACAATTTTTCCGGCAGCGTTCATGACATGTTTGCCATCACGGTCAGATGAAACATA